TTTTTTGGGTCTTCATTAGCAATAATGATACAGGCTATATCTTGTGCGACTTGTTTTTGGGATTTGTTTAGTCGTTTAATTTTGTGCTTCTTCCTTAAAGATGCTTCTACCGTTTTAAATAGCTTTGAAGCTTGTGTTAAATTTTCCGTTACTTTCGCTAGGCTGAAACTAGCTTTAGATTGCTCGCCTTGCCCCGCTGGCTTTTGCTCTGGGGTTGGGGCTTTTTCTCCCCCTGGTCTACCAGCCTCTTTTTTATCATTCATCTCTGCTTGGTTTTTGCCACCAATTAAAGGTTCATAATACCCCTCGTCTCTGAGTTCTTTAAATTCTTTTTGAGACTTAAGAGACATTTCTTTATCTGGGAGTCTGCCAGTATCAATCGCCTCTATACCTTCTTCCGCCGTAAGAATACCTAATTCGATTAATCTGTTGTAGATGCGAAGCATATTAGTATCGTCTTTCAAAGTGATTCGGTCAAAATACGGAGTGGGATAACTCTTGAAACCCATAGCTTTAGAAACCCTTTTAATCTCTGGGATTAAAAAGTCTTCCATAAGGGTATTTCTGGCCTGCTCCAACCTAGCAATGAACAAATCAATTTTAGCGTTTTGATTCGCGAAGGTGCTTTCCCCAACTAAGATATTGTTTAGGCCGAGCTGAATGTCTCTGTCTACGACTTCGTACTTTTTGGAATCCAATAACCCTGCGATATTAGGGATAACAAATTCTGCCTTAGTGGTATAGTCAGCAATTAGAACCCTACCGACTGACTGATTTTGAAAAAGCATTTGCATCGCCTCTAAATTCTTTTGGTTTACTCCCCCCTTTTCAGGTTCGGAACCCATAGTCACAAGGAGAATAGCTTGCTGCATGGTGCGGGCAATTGCCATATCCATTTTCTTCAGTTCTGCTTTGTAGTTGATATCCTCAAGAACAGGAAAACCCAAGGGAACCGCGAATGGTTCATAGTCTTGTTTTTTGTAAAAAACAGGCTTCACCTTGTCTGGGTCAAGCTTCATTAGAATTATCTTTGATCTTTTGTTTTTTTGAAGTAGAGCTCTAGAGTCTGGATCAAGTGATTTTAAAATTTCTTTATCTTCTTCTGTTTTGGGGTTTTGAAGCCTAGCTAATTCGTAATCAGAAAAAACCTTGTAGTAGTTTCCGTTCCAAAACGCAGCAGAACCTGTTAGCTGAATGTCCGCTGGGTTGAGTATCATATATCTGGCTGGGATTTTATTTTCCGCCGCAAGACTGGCTCCATACATCTGAGTAATCTTAGACATGTCTTCAGGCTGAATTTTTCCATCAAACCTATAAATAAAGACATTTCCTGACCTAAAATATTCCCTAAAGAATCTATCCTGAAACCCAATGATGTTCAGCTTCTTAAAGAACGCTTCAAAAAAGCCTCTAGACTTCTTCGTTCCCCCTTTGAAATAAAGATTGCTGATTGAGAACTCTGTCATCAAATCGATTACGTTCCTAAACGCAGCAAAATTGTAGTAAGCCTTCTGGCAGAGAATAACAGTGTCGCGAACATCAATGTTTGCGCTACTTGACCCCCCAACGCCTGGGGTAAATTTATAAGGCACAAGTCCATCTGAGATGTTTTTATACCTATCGGTTCTAGATATGTTGCCAGCTAAATTTCTGCGCGTAGGCGTAGTCGTAGTGGTGGATGCGCTAGCTAGCGATTCTGAAGCCTCGGAAACCATTAACGGCTTAGTTTCCTCCTCTACCTTTTTAGTTCTCCTTTTGCCTGTCATTGCTGTTTTGAGTTACACAATTATTGTAGCATTATAGGTGCAAAAGTCGAATTTGCATTGATTTCTCCTAAATCCATCATGTCAAAATAACACTTTACTGCCCAGTTGCCAAGCATTAACGTGGTATAATTATCTTTTCTTGCTCTATTGGCAGAAGTGTTTCTTTTTAAGTGTTGGGGCAAGTCGAAAGTTTGGGTTCCCCTAGCTGTTGAAGTAACTTCTAAAAGAGCGCATTGCTTTTTTGTTTGGTATACTAGGTTGTCTTGGTTTTCGATTAAATCCAAGATCGTTTCCCCCTTGGGGTAAGTCAAAGAGAGCTTTTTGCTAGACTCCCTCATAAATGCGTTAGAGTTTGGGGAAACCCTAGAACCAAACCAAACTCTCTTGTGGTCTATGCAGGCTTGTAGGTATTCATTTGCATTTCTAATAAAATTCGTTGTAAATACTTGCTTGAAGCAAATAAACCCTAAATTTTTGTTGTATTGTCTTTTGGCTGTGTGGAGCATTTTTGCCTGATCCGTGCCTTCTGCGTCGCTATTGAAATCTATAAATTTAAGCTGCTTGCTTTTAAAGTTGTCATTTTCATTACAGCTATCTAGGAACTGATATCCCGCGTTATCAATAATAACCATAACCACATTAAATGATTCGGTTAAATAATGCATATAAGCAATATGATCCTTCAAGTCTCCTCCAGCCACTGCATAACTATGAACCACCGTGGAAGTCTTGCTTTCTTCGTCTAATTCCATAACAGTCATAGCGAAATAGTCAGAGCTAGGGCTATTTGAAAAAGATGGGTCAATGGCTATGATATATTTCCTACCTTCATAAGAAGAGAGCCTTAGAGTGGGCTCTTCCCCATCTGGTATAGTACATTCGTGCATTTTCTTTGCGCTAAAGTAGCTATCGCTTCCATCTGTAAATTGAGCGCAATACTCCCGCTGAAAAGACGAATTAGAAATACCTCCGCTTTGAGCTTCTTCGATAATAGTGGGGTCTACCATTTCTGAGGGTAAGGCTTCGTATCCCATTTGAGAAATAAAATAATTAGCGTCAAGTTTTTCTTTAGAATAGATTTTTTCCATCCATTCTTTATACGTTTTAAACAAGTTCTCGAATGTATAAGAGGCGGAAGATAAAGCTATCATTTTTGAGTTGTTTTCAAAAGCCATCCTGTCTTCCTCCTTCATGACTCCTTCTTCTATAAGTCTATTTTCTATTTCCCTAATTTCCAAACGCTGTTTCATATCTTGAGGGGCGACCAAGAAGGGCATAAGAACCGTTTTGACGATATCTTCGGGAAGCAATAGATACTCATCAAGAACAAGTACGTTTGCGCGAAAACCACGAATCTTTTCACCGTTAAGTGGGATAGCGGTAATCGTGCCCCCGTTTATAGCCCATTCAAATTGGTCGTTACGTTTGGACTTAGCGCCAAAACATTGTGACAGGAGCTCTGCGCCTTTAGACTCTACTAGCTTCTCTAAGTTGTTGAAAATAAACCTTGCAGTACGAAACGTTGGGCCAGCAATTAATATTTTTGTGCCAGGCTCAAATATACATTGAAGAAAGCAGAATACGGAAGCGATAAAAGTCTTCCCGCAGCCGCGACCCCAGACGCACATCGAAAAATTACGATTCATCATCCCCTTTAACGTGGCCTCTTGATAAGCAGCCAGCTTAATTCCAGAAACAAGCTCAGTTGTAAACCCTAAGTTAGCTCTAAGAAATTTAGCTAAAGAAATCTTTGCCTCTTTATTACCTAATTCTCCTTTTAGGTCGAGAAATTGATCGTTAAGGTTTTCAAAACTACCTTCGTATTTTTCTGGGCTATACCACATTATAGTTTTTTCGTATCGTAAGCTAGCTGTAAATCTACACTCTTGAACGCGCAGCCAGATGTAAATATTTTCTGAACCGTTTCAGCAGCCTTGACTCTTCCTTTAACAAATAGAAACTGTATAAACGGATAAGTTTGACCAAGCTTTCTGACGTTATGAAACAAATACTCTGGGGTTACTTTCGTACCTTTTTTGTAAACGTGAGGTAGATAGTTAAAACCCAAACAATTACTGAGGGTTTCTTCTACTAGGATGACGAACCCAGCGTTTGCCTGCTCTGCTCTTTCTATTTCCCTGCAAAACCTGTCGTAACCACCGCTGAGTGTTCCTATGAAATCGCTAGTTGATTTTCTTTCTATATAGCATTTACATGACATTTCTTCATCGCTAAAAGCGTAATCACCAAATTTCAAAGTTCTTACTTCGGTTTCGATATCTTTAAATTTTAAAGGCTTCTTTTCTCTAGTGTCTATATAGATTTTATTTTTGGACTCATTAATCTTTGACCCAGTAATAACCTTATCATAGTTAAAATAGTCAGTCTTAAATCCCAACTCTACGCATAGATCGTAGTAGTCTCCGAATAGTTCATTATAACATTGAATCGGTGGGATCAGCAGAGTCCTAAGCTCCACTTGAGTAGGCGCGTATTTTAGGTTTTTCTTTTTCTTTCTTTCGATCAAAAGGTTTCGGCAGTACTCTTGAGTTTCTTCTTTGGGCGCA